ATGGCCGACCAACTCGCCGGAAACGCGATAGATGTTCATTCCTCTGAGATTGTACAGCTTGGTACCATGACGATCGAATATCTCGTGGCCTACTATGACGCCGACGGGAATACCCTCGCTGTTGATGATGTCCACGAGATCCTGCCTTCTTGCAGTCGCTGTCGTGCTGCAGTTTTTCGTTGGTGATAGCTTGGTTAACGGCTCAATTCATCCGTGCTCTCGAGCGAAACTAGACCTGCTCAGCGGCGAACGCTCGCGGGTCAGCGTCGACCGTCGCGGTCGTATTCCAAGCATTGCCACAAGCGGAGCATTGCCAACAGTTGACAGAGCGACGCACCGGAGCAGTGGCAAAATTTCGGTCGCCAGTCCCGCTATCTAATTTTTGGTCGGTATCGCGCCAGCGCGCTACCAGGACAGTGTTCCTGTCGCATCGCACTTCGAGCAGGAACATAAACGCCGCGGCCGCAGAAGACAGTCATGCCCACCCATTCTGAAGCGCTCCTCGAGGCGTATGCCTCCTGTCCGCCGAGCGGGCGGATCTATCACACGCTCGAGATCTGGCAGGCATCGTTCGATCAGCCTGCGCGGGTGGTCGCCAATGTCGGCGACGATATGACATTCGGTATCGAGGCTGGCGCGCCGCGCAATGGCGGTGAGATGGTCACCTTCGCCGCGTGCCCGTTCGAGGCGGATTACCCGGAGCAGCGCGAAGGCCGAGCGCCGTCCTGCAACGTGTCGATCGACAACGTCAACCGCGAACTCGTGCCGAAGCTGCGCGCCGCGCTCGCCGTGCGGCAATATATCCAGGTTCTTTATCGCGAGTACACGAACAGCGATCTGACCGAGCCCGCATACGGCGGAGTCGAGTTTCAGTTGACCAACGCGAAGGTGGTCGGCACCACGCTGACGGGCACGGTGATGGTGAAGAACCTGCAGAACAAGCGCTTCCCGCGCATCACCAAGAACTACACCTATCAGCAGTTTCCGAGCCTGTTGCCGTGACCCGCAACGAATTCCTGTCGCCGTTGATCGGAGAGCCCTGGGCTTGGCAGTCCCGCAACTGCTGGGACTTTGCATGCCACGTGGAGCGCGAGCTGTTCGACCGCGAGCTGCCGCACGTCGCGGTGCCAGATGGCTTCTCGCGGCGCTGGGTGCTTGAGGAGTTCGGACGGCATGAGGAGCGCGGCCGCTGGCGCGAGATCCCGCAAGGCCCTGGCGGTCTTGTGCAGGCGGCCGATGGCGCACTGGTGTTATTGGCGCACCTGCGCTTTCCCGCGCATATCGGCGTCTGGCTGCAGCCGGAGCAGCGGATCATTCATTGCGACGGCAAGACTGGCGTCGCCTGCGAAGCGCCACTGGCGTTGCGCCAGATGGGCTGGAAGCAACTGACCTTTTTCGAGCCGAGAGACTGATGACAAGAGCATTGCGGAAAACTGCGGCACGACAGATGTCGGCTGTTGCTCCGGCGCGGCTACGCGAGCGGCGCAGGCCTGCGCGCGACCGGCGGCAAGCCGTGCACCTGGTCATGCCGGGGCTCGAGGTGGCGCGCGAGCGGCTGCGTTCGCGCGAGACGATTGCGAGCTTCCTGCGCCGGACCGGCTGGGCCGTGCTCGACCGGCAATATGGCTGGCAGTTCCGCAAGGGCCTCCCGACCATCTGCGAGATCGACGGGGAGGCGGTGCTGCGAAGGGACTGGCGCAAGCGCCGGATCCGCACCGGCGAGCAACTGCGCTTTCTGTCCTATCCGCTCGGCGGCCAGGGTACCAAACAGATTATCGGCCTGGTCGCACTGATCGCAGTCTCTGCCTTCGCGGTGTGGGCAGGCCCTGCGCTGTTTGGGGCAGGCACGCTCGGTGCGGCCGCGACGACCGCCGCGATCGGCATCGGCGGCTCGCTGCTGATTAACGCGCTGACGGCACCGAAGCAGGGCGCGACCAACACGCCGAGCTCGACGCAGGATCAGATCTACAGCGTCGCGGCGCAAGGCAACACGGCGCGGCTCGGCCAGCCGCTGCCGGTCTGGTATGGGCGCCTGAAAACCTTTCCTGACTTCGCGGCGACGCCCTGGGGCGAGTTCGTCGGCAACGATCAGTATCTTAACGTGCTGCTGTCGGTGTCGATGGGCAGCATGGAATACGAGGCGCTGTATATCGACGACACGCTGCTGTGGCACGCCGGCGCGGGCATCGAGCCGGGCTTTGATTGCCAAATCGCCTTCTATGAGCCGGGCCAGACCGTCACGCTGTTTCCGGTTAATGTTGACCAATCGAGCGAGGTCTCGGGTCAGCAGGTGCCATCGGGCTCGGGCACGTCAGGCGGGCGCTTCGATGCGGACGGCAACCAGTTTGGCCCTTCCGGCCAGGAGCCTGGTGCGTGGCTTGGCGGCTTCGTTGCCAACCCGGCAGGCACGCTGGCGCAGTCGATCGCAGTGGATTTCGTGTTCCCGTCCGGCTGCTTCACCATCGACACCAAGAACGGCAACTTCGGCTTTTCCACCGTAAGCCTGCGCGCCGAATACGCGCCCTGCGACAATTCCGGCGCGCCGACCAGCGACTACGTTCGGTTGTTCTCGATCCAGCGTTCCTATGCCTCGCAATCGCCGATCCGAGACAGCGTCAAGGTCGACGTCTCACCGGGACGCTATCTGGTTCGCTTCCGCCGTGAGGATGCCGAGCTGGCCGGCACCGCCGGCGCCAACGCTGTGCTATGGGCCGGCTTGCGGTCGTTCCTGGCCGGCAGCAACTCGTTTCCAGATGTCTCGACGGTCGCGCTCAGGATCAGGGCGTCGCAGTCGACCCAGGGCTCCTACAAGTTCGGGGTGCTCGGGACGCGCAAGCTGCCGGTCTGGAATGGCTCCGCCTTTGCCACGCAGGCGACGCGGAACAACGGCTGGGCTTTCCTCGATGCCGTCGTCAACGGCCAATACGGCTCCGGCCTGTCGATCGCCAAGGTCGATTTTAATGCGGTTGTCAGCTTCGCGGCTGGCTGTGACAGCCGCGGCGATACCTTCGACTATTCCTTTGCAACGGCGGTCGCGGTGCCCGACGCGCTCGATAAGATCCTGACCGCGGCGCGCGCACGCCACTTCTGGCTCGGTGACACCGTCTCGATTGTGCGCGACGAGTGGCGCGACGTGCCGACCATGCTGCTGACCGATCGCGAAATCGTGCGCGATTCGACGCAGGTGACCTTCACCATGCTCGGCGATGAGGATCCGGACGCCGTCACGGTCGAATATGTCGACGAAAACACCTGGCTGCCGGCGAGCGTACAATATCCGCCCGACAGCGGCACGTTCACGGCCGGCAATGCCGAGACCAAGCGCATTGACGGCGTCGTCAAGCGCGCGCAGGCCTATCGCGAGGCGGCGTTCTATTATCTGCAGGCGCTATACCGGCGCGAGAACGTCCAGATCCAGACCGAATATGAAGGCCGCGCCATCACCTTCGGCTCGGTGCTGCGGCTGCAATCTGAGCTGCCGGAGGCCTACGGCTATGGCGGCGCCGTTGTCGCGGTCTCCGGCAATACCTTGACGCTCAATCCGGTCCCGATCTGGGATACCGGGCCGTTCTATATCCGGTTGCGCCGGCCGAACGGGACGTTCTTCGGCCCGGTGCTGGTGACCGAGGGCGCCGATCCCTCGCTTGCGGTGCTGGATGCTGCGAGCCTCGCGTCCGCGCAGAGCGCGCAATCGACGACGCTGGCGGATGTGCTGGCGCGCGAGGACGGCGGCGAGGATCCGTCGTTCGAACTCGGCACTGGCGTTTCGGCGTCGAAGCTCTGCGTCGTGCTCAACGGCGTGCCGAACGGCGACCTCTGCACGCTCTCGCTGGTGGTCGATGACCAGCGCGTGCACGCGACCGACCTGGGTGATCCACCAGTGTTGCCGGTGGGGCAGTTCCCGGCCAATGACAAGCTGCCGCTGGTCGTGGGGCTGAATGCGAATTTCGGGCAGGGGACGGCCGAGCCGAGGCTCTCGGCCTCCTGGTTTCCGACCGCCGACGCGGTCTACTACATCGCCGACGTCACCTACGACTCCGGGCAGACCTGGCAGAACGTCTATCAGGCATCGGACAACCTGTTTTCAGCGGTCGTGTCGCTGGCGGCGCTGACCCTGCGCGTGCAGGCTGCCAACTCCAAGGGCATTCGCGGGCCTTACGCGACCGTCGATGTCGCCGCGCCGACGATCGAGATCGCCTCGCAGACGGTTACCCTGAAATCCCTGATCGACGGGCTCAAGTACCAGCTCACGACGCTGCAGGATCAGATCAAATCTAACATGGACGACGTGACGCAACAGATCGCTGCGATCACCGCCAACCAGGACGCGCGCAACTGGCTCGACAAGAAGGAGGTGCGGTCGCAGCTTCTTGCCCAGGCCGGCAATGCCAAAGCAGAGATCGCGACCCTGCAACAGGCGATGGTCGATCAGCAGACCGCCTTTGCGACCTATCAGCAATCGGTATCTGTCAGCTTTGGCGATGTCAATGCGGCCATCCAGGTCAACGCGAGCGCGATCGCTACGGTCGCTGGCTACGCCGCCGCGCAATACGCCGTCACGCTCAACGTCAACGGCTACGCGACCGGCTTCAATCTCATCAACGGCGGTCCTGGGACGTCGTCGTTCGTCGTGGTGGCCGACAAGTTCCAGGTCCAATTCCCCGGGGTCAATGGCAACAAGCCATATTCGGTGTTCACGATCGGCACGGTCAATGGCGTTGCTTCGGTCGGCATCAGTGGCAATCTTCTGGTGGACGGCAGCGTCACGGCGCGGGCACTCAATGTCGGCAACCTTGGTGCCATCTCGGCGAATCTCGGCGACGTCACGGCGGGGACGATGGTCGGACCGAAAGTGTCGATCAATCTCAACACTGGCGTGATCAAGGTCTCCCGGTGAATGGCTCAGACCGGAGTCTATATCGGCCCGGACCGGGTGACGGTCTCCAAGCCCGGCTATGATGCGGAGTTCCCGCCGGCGGTCGACTACAAATATCTCGCCCTCGACACGCGCCTGGCCACCGGGCGACCGCTCGAGGTCGGACTGATCCCAAATTATTCGTTCGGCAACAACGTCAACTTCATCCAGCGCTATCCCGGCATCCCGGCAGTCGACATCATTGCCTATCAAAACGTCGTCTACAACGGGATCGGGCTCGGAGCGGTCTATACGAAAAGCATCGGCATGCGCGATGCAAACGGCTCGACCGCCTATAATCGGACGTCGTTCTATCTCGGCATCTTCAACGACCATTTCCAGATCGTGGATGATGCGGTCTTTGTGCGCTCGCAAATGTTCTCCGGCGCCTGGACGCTGTACTACATCGCCTGGCCGGTGTGGTGATGGTCGATCAGTTTCTCGCCGGCTATCACGCCGGCTTCAACCAGGAAGGCGTCTGGCTGACGCCGCCGGGCGTCGATGTCAACGGCACATCGGGTCCATTCGTGCTGCGCTCCGACCAGAAGGTCGAGCAGATCATGCTGTCCGGGTTTGTGCAGGTGCCGGCCGGGTTGACTGCGACCGTGATCTATCCCAATGCGCTGAGCATGCGCCCGCATGTCCAGATGCAAGCCAATATCAATCCGGCGCGCGAATACCCGCACAGTCTGGGTTTGGTCGGCGGCAGCGGATCAGGCGCAACGGAAGTCGTGATCAGCTTTGTGATCTTCGATGACCGGCTGCTGTTCCAGAACAACAACTCCAACGACCTGTGGGTCGATTTCATCGTCTACAGCCGCAGCATAGGAAGCTGATGGAGGGCGTTCTCATCCAAGGTGGCCAGCAGAGCGTCATGCTCGTGACGCTGCCCGGCTACAACGTCGAGACGGCAACGATCGATCAGACGTGCTTCGATTCGCGCTGGTCCGGTTTCACGC